TTTCCTTACCCACGCAGTACCTCTCATGCCTCGTTTGTCCGCAGCCTTTTCAATAAGTTCTGCTCGGTTGGGGTCTATGAGTACTTGATAATAGCTTTTGTTTCCGTGTTTAAGAGCCATTTACAATGTTGTTCTTGTACTACTCTACCACCAAAACGGAAAATCTGCTTTTTCAAGCTGCTTTTCAACATACTTTTTTCGGGCTTCTCTTCGTTTTTGAGTTTTACCCGTGCGAACTTCTCTAGCTCTTTTTAGAAATTCAATAGCACTAGCTATGTCTTTAGTAGTTGCTTTAGGAATTTCTTTGTACAGGTCTTTCAGAAGATCCACTCTGATATTCTTCTGCGTATGCAACGGGCATCACCTCCGTAAGGGTTTTGTAGTATTTTACTCCAAGCCGTTTATTGTGCTTGGAGATGTACCAACCGTGTTCATTTTTGCAAATACCAATCATTTTCTAAACCTTTTTAATTTTTTAGTTTGTGTGCTTTTAGATGGTTTTCTAGTTTTTGGAGTTTTAGTACTCTGGGGTTTCATAGATGTTAGATGCCACCCATTTCCTTTTGGACAAGCATAGACGTAAGTATGGCCGTAACCACGCTTTCTCATGTCTGACGCTTCTTTTTTGGCTTCTTGTTGGGTGCGGAATATAATCTTATTGCATTTGTAACAATGCCCTAAGACTGATAATCCTCTTTTTTCTATAAAATCCCCCAACTTGTGTAAAGGGAGTCTGTTCATTTATGTTTGGACCAGTGTTTAATTAAAGTTTGTAGTTCTTGGATACGCTTTTGTGCTGCGTTTATACGGTCTTTTTTCGTCAATGAACCTCGCTCCATTTATCGCCAATAGACACTTCGGC